GGCATCAGGGCACCCAGATCAAGCGGTAGGGGGCGATACAGGCGTCGTAGCCCTGCGGCACCGTTTCCATGTGGCGGGCTTCGGAGGCGAGGTCGCGGCCCAGCGTCGCGTAGTGGGCCGTCAGTAAGCCGACGGCCTGCACCAATAGCGGCGCCTCCGCCTTGAGCGCCGCTGCATCCGGCCAGCCCGCGACAATCCGCCACGTGCCGGCCACATCCATCGACGTGACGAACTGCAGCCCCCGCGTCGACGGCTGCGCGGTGAACATCGACGCCGCGACGACTTGGCCGGTCGGCGCCGTCACCGACTGCACCGGCCACGCTTGCGCCGGGAGCAGGATGTAGGCCTCCGGATCCGTGATGGGTGCGTAGGTGATGTCGCGCGTCTGTGTCAGCAACGCGAGGCCGGTATCCTGCTCGACCTGACTGCGCGCCGCCGCAATGAAGGCGTTCATCAGGTCATCACGCGGATCCCCGGCGGGCCAGTCGAGGCCCGCGCGCAGCTTGCCGTCGGCCAGCGTCAGCGGTTCCTCCGTCGGACCGATGACCAAGACAGACGACACCGCCAGCGGCGATTGCCACGGCATCGTCACAAACGGCGTCGCCATTTACGTGCGCCTCTTCCGGCGATAGGTGGCCGTCGTAAATTCCCCCGGCTGCAGCGTCACGACGCCATCCGGCGGCGGCACCGTCATCGGTGGCCGGCTGGCTGCCAGCTGTTCATCGCGTTGCGGCAGCTGCACGACGACGATCCGCTTCGCCGTCGTGCCGTGGTAGTCCGGCGACGTGCAGGTCGTATGCGGCGCATCGTCGACCGGACACCGCCGGGGCACCGGCCAGTAAATCGGCGATGGTGTCCCCGACCACATCACGCCGCCCTCCCCGACTGCCATGCGGTGCCCGCCCAGTTCGCTTCGCTGCCGTCCCCGAGCGTCACGTACTGACCGGTCGTCCATGCCGTCGCAGGCGTCGCGGTGACCGTGTCCATCGCGGTGAAGACATCGGGCGCTTCCGATCCGGCAGGCGTCCAGGTTCCCGGTGTGCCTGCAAGTGCGCCGGTCGCGTTCGGTCCGTTGTTGCTCCAGCCGGGCACCGTCATATCGATCGGCGGCAGCGGGGGTTCCGTCGACGAAATGCCGTCATCAGCGGGCGCGTTGCTCCAGCCGGGCGGCGGCGTCGCAAGTGGTGTGACTTGTTCGTCCATCGGTATCGCTCCTTCGGTCGGGACGAACGGTGCGCCGCGATGGCGCACCGTTGCGGCGTGTTAGATCAAGCCGGTGACCTTGCCGAAGGCACCGGGCCGATAGACGGCGAGCGCCAGCCGCTCTTCGGCGCGAATCGCGACCAGGTTTTTGATGAAAAAATCCTGATGCGAATTCGACGCTTCGACGCGGAGGCCGCCCCGGCGGAAGACCTGCGACATGGTGCCGAAGGCGCCGACGAGTGCCGTGTTGGCCACGATCGACGGCGTGACGGCGACCGGCGTGCCCCAGATCGAGGCCGTCGGCAAGGACACGAACGGTCCGCCGCCGAGGTACTCGCCCGTGGTCGTCTTCGACGTCGCAATCGTGAACCAGTTCGCCGGGTTCATGACGACGCCATCGGGATAGACGAACGCGCTCGTCGCGATCGCACTGATCTGCCGCAGGATCGCGTCGGCGTTCGTCTCGGGTGGAGTCGCCGCGCCGTTGCGGACGACCGGCGCTGCCAGTCCCACGCGGTTCATCACGCCGAGCAGATTCGGCGCGGTGCCGTTGCCGTTCAAGAGCTGGTCTTCCTCGGCCAACTGCACGCCGAGAATCAGTCGCGCATCGATATAGGACTGAATCGCGGACACGTCTTCGAGCATTTCCTCGGTGACCGGCAACCAGTGCGCGATCTTCGAGACCGGGTCGGTGTGCTGGTCGAACACGAGCGCGCTTTCCGGTTTGGCCGACCCTTCCGCCGTCGGCGCCGCCGCATTCGTGAACGTCGTTTCGATCATGTAGATGATCGCGTTGGCGGTCGCCTGTCCGGACGCCATCAGGTCCGCGACCATGAGGCGCTTGAACAGCACCGGCAGAATCCCCGGCATGTACTGCGGCACGATCAGCTTGCCGCCCGACGCCGGGTCTTCCGTCAACGTGGTTGCACGCAGCGAGCATTCGACCGCTGGTGACGCCCATGACGCACTGCGACGGTGGGCGCCGTTGCGGAAGAATTGCGAGACGTTGGCGTCCTGCGTGAACTGCTGGCCGATCGTCCGTCGGTCGATGGTGGCCAGCCCGCTGCCGTTGGCGTTCTGGATTCCGCCGGTCAAGGCGTTGACACGGTTCCGGAGTTCGGCATCGCCCTTCAGCGTGTCGAGCTTCGCTTTGATGGCGGCGCCTTCGGCCAGGACGGCATCGATCCGCTTGCGCTCGTCGTCGTTCATCGGACGTTCCGTCGTGCTGCCGTCGGCATTCGTTTCGCGGCAGTCGTGCGCGATGTCGTTGATCATGGCCGTCGCCTTCGCCGCGACGGCTTTCAGATCGGTTTCGAGTTGCGCGATATTCATTTGAGTAATTCCAGCTGCAGCACGAGTGCTCGTCGCTCGTACTCGATTAGGGCCGGGTCGCGTGCGACGAGTGAGTCCTTGGCTCGCGAGGCCGTGCTCACAGGTGGAACGTCGACCGCAGCGCGGGCGCCGACCAGCGGGGTCGTCGGCTGCATGATCCGCGCGAGCGTTTCTGAACTGGTCGCGATCCGATCGATCAAACCGGCTTCGAGCGCCCGTTCGGCACTCAGCGTGCGGCCTTGCCCGTAGCCGTCGCGGACGTCGGCCGGACGAATGCCGCGTCCCTTGGCGACGTCGCCGATAAAGCGCCCGTATGCGCCATCGACGAGGCCCTGCACATGCGCCTTGGCGTCGTCGGTCAGCGGCCCACCGTCGGCGCCTTCCGCTTTGTACTTGCCAGCGCTCACGACTTCGCGCTTGATGCCGCGTGCGTCGAGTAGCGCGCTGATGTCGTCGTGGATCGTGTAGACCCCGATGCTGCCGACGAGCGCACTCGGTGACGCGACGATTTCCGTGGCCCCGGCCATCGCCCAGTACGCGGCCGACGCCATCAGATGATTGGCGTGTGCGATGACCGGCTTGATCGTCCGCGCGCGCAAGACTTCGCGGGCAAACTCCGACGCGCCTGCGACGTTGCCGCCGGGACTGTCGACGTCGAAGTGAATCGTCTTGACCTTCGGATCGGCGACGGCGGACTGCAGCTGTTCGGTCAGCGCATCGAAGGTCGTCCCGCCCGATGCGTTGGTGAACATGTTCATGCGGGGCGCGATCACGCCGTGCATCGGAATGACCGCGATCGATCCGCCGGCCGTGGGGACGTCGCGAGTCGCACGGGCTTCGAGCGCCTCGGCGATGGCGCCGTCGTCGGCATCGAGGCCGGCCAGCCGCTGCGCGAGAATGTCGGCAATCAACGCCCGCATCTCTGGCGTGATCGCCCATGGATGTTGCAAAGCAAAGGCGACGAGGTGCGTGTAGTTACGCGGCGTCGGCATCGGCATCCTCCACAGGCGGGACCAGTGAGAGCGGAGACGCAAGTGCATCGGTCGTCGCGGTGGCCGCCTGCGGCGGTGGCGTCGGCGCGCCGCCGGTATCCCACGCATTCGACGGTCCGCCCTGTTGTTCGGCAATCTGGTCGCAGGTCGGGTCGTCGGTGACGCGCGGCAGGTTCAGGCGCGCGCGCGCTTCGTTCGGCGTCATGAAGGCCCGGCGCACGGCCACCGCCAGCGATGCGGTCTGCTCTTCAAAGTTGCCCTTGAGTTTTTCGGCGACGTTGAATTCGCAATACACGTCGGCGCTGTCTTTGATTTCCGGCAGGAGCCACAACTGAATGGCCAGCTCGATCATGGTGAACCATGGACCGAGCGTGTCGGCGTACAGCTGCTTGTGCTGCTCCTTGATGTTGGAGAAGGTGGCGTGTTCCAGGTCGCCGACAAACGGCGGCGGAATCTGATAGGCCGCCGCACATTCGGTCCGCGACAGCTTGCGCGCGTTGATGTACTCCGAGTCGCGGAAGCTCTGGGAGATTTGCTTGAACGCCATCCCGTCTTCGAGGACGGCGACGGTGCCGGCGCCGTGCGCGCCGCCATGGCGCGCTTGCCACTGTTCGCGCCACGCCTGCTTCTGCGTCGTCGTCCACTTCGGCGCGTCCTTCGGCCGTTCGATGACGCCCTCGACCTGCGCGGAATTCCGCCAGTACGCTTCACGATGATCGGCGGCGGCGGATTCTTCGGCCAGCACACGCGCCAGCGTCACCAGCGGCGACAGCCCCATCACATCGTTGAGCGGGTTGTACCCGTTGAAGTACACGACTTCCGACAAGTCGAGCGGCTGCGGCTCTTGCCCGCGTGGCGTGTAGACGAAATGGTCCGGCAGGAGGCCGCCGACCACGATCATGTCGACTGGCGGCAAGCGGACGATGCCGATGCGACCGGGCAGGCGGACCTTCAACCAGTAGGCATTGAAGAACACCGCCAGATCCGCCACGAGACTTTCGATCAGCCGGTAGCGGGTCGTCGCGTAGTTGGGATGTTCCAGCCAGTCAGCCAGCGGAAAATCGGTCGCGGTCAGGCGGACGCGGTCGGTATCGGAAATGCGGCGGTACCAGTGCAGCCCGCAGTCGGCGATGCCGCGTGCAAGGAAGTCGACGCAGGTCCGGATGTTCGGTTGCAGGGCGTAAATCTGCGAGAAGGCGTACGCATTGCCGCCGTACCCGTACCATGCAGACGTCATGTTCCCGCTGCGATACGAGTCGTACCCGGTGGTGGGACTGGCCAGCGTCTTCAGCTGTCCGCGTGATTGCACGATCGGCATCACAGCACCTGCACAAACGCGACGTTGGTGCGATGGATGATGACGTCGCCGTCGATGGCGAGCGGTTCCAGCTGCGGCTTGAGGACGGCAGCGTTCTTCAACACGAACCAAGAACCCCGTACCGACCAAAGCACGCCACGGATGGCGGTGTCTGGTTCAGAAATCAAATTGACGACGACCGACTGGCGCAGGCAGGGCGGTGCGACGAACCACTCGAACACCGCTGGTGAGGATGGATCAGATCCGCGAACGGGATAATTTTATGAAGCAATCAATTCAGTCGGCCCAGAGGCCGGCACGAGTCGCCAAAGCGACGAACGCATATGCCGCTTGTAGCGGGACCACTCCGTTGCCGACAGCCCGGAGCCGGTCCAACCGATGGGAAATCCCATCAGCCATTCCACGAAGCTGACGTTGATGCGCGGCACTGAGAGCCGGGGCGAGGTCGGGCCGATCGGCGAAGACGAACTGCCACCCGGCGGCGTCGGTGGGTGCTGGCGGAAACAGTGCGCGATGTAGTTCGGCAGCTGGTCGAGATGCTTGCGGCCGTTCGCGTGATCCAGATGGACGGCGGCGTTCTCGCCCTTGTAGTCGCGGCTGGCTGGCGTCGGCCACTTGTCGTCGAAGGCGGACGCCGTCGCGGTAGGCCACGATGAAGATCCGCAGCCGTTCATGGGAGGCACCAACGGCGGACGCGGGCAGCACACCCCATTCCGCAGCGTACCCGCTGTCGGCCAGTCCGCCGAGTACGGTGGCCAGTCCGCCTCGGGAAACAAAGGGAGGCACGTTTTCCAGGTAGACGACGGCCGGTCCCATTTCGCCAATGCGGTCGAGGATATCGGGCCAGATCCAGCGGGCATCGTCGGTGCCGGTATCCTGTCCCGCCTTGCTCCATGGCTGGCAGGGGAATCCGGCAGTGACAAGATCCACGACGCCACGAAAGCGTCGGCCGTCGAAGGTGCGAACGTCGTCCCAGACAGGCGCCGGATCCAGCTGACCCGCTGCCATGCGCGCGACCAGCTGCGCGGCGGCAAAGGCTTCCCGTTCCACGTAACAGACGGTGCGGTAACCGGGGAACACGAGCGCCAGTCCGAGTTCCAGTCCGGCAACCCCGGCACATACAGCCACGCCATGCATTTACTCGTCTCGGTCGTCGTCCTGCAGCTGGCGGCGAATGACGGCGGCGAGGCTGATGCCGTCGCGCGTGGCCTGCTTACACAACCGGTCGTAGTCGCGCGTCCGCAGCGTGAGCGACGTCTTCGTGGTGGCGTTGGTGCTATCCAGTCGCGGACGGCCGACCGGTCGTCGAGGATCAGCCATGGGCAGCGTCCTTTCAGCGCAGGTGGATCGCGACGTCGACGTCGTCCAAGTGGGCCACGTAGCGGTGGCCGTCATCGCCTTCGCATTCGATATCGATGCTGGTCTGGCCCGGCGTGTCGTCGACGGCGCGACACCGGTCGGTGACGTCGATGCCATCGAGATGCACCGTGATGGTCCAACCGAGTCGACGCAGTTGGCTGGCGCGCGCTTCGTCCATCAGGCCGAGATATGTGTTCATCATGCAATCACCAGATCCGGATCATCGGCCGGCACTTCCGGCGGGACGGCAATCGCGCGCCCAATGGCCATGGCGAGCGCCGCGATGCCGTCGATCTTTTCCGCAGCGTGATCTTTGTCGAGGCGGATCGTTTTGTTGTGGCCGTGCCGGACGACGGCATTAGCGGCCATCACCGTGAGGATCGGATTGTCGCCGTGCAAGAGCGTACTGGTCGCGACCAGGTCGGACAATTTCCGCAACGCTTCATTGAGGAAGTAGCCCTGCGGCATGTCGATCATGGTGATGCCGCGTCCCATCAGGTTCTGCGCCATCTGGTTGGCGAACCGTTTATCGAACGCGCATTCGCGGACGCCGTAGTCGATGCAGTCCGCGCCGACGGCGTCCTCGACCTGCTGGTAGTCGGTGATGGTGCCGTCGGTCACGGTCAGGTGGCCGTAGCGCCGCCAGACGTCATAGGGTCGATCCGGATACCGCTGCAGCGCGGCCGACGGCAGCCAGAAGCGTGCGCGGACCGCCATGCGTCCATCCGCCAAGACGAACAGCAGCACGAACGCGCACAGGTCGTCGGACTGTCCCAAGTCGAGGCCGCCATAGACGGTCGCGCCGGCCAGTTCGGCCTCGTCGATCGGCGGACAGGTATGCCACGCGCCCATGTCGAGGAAGCGTTCCTGCTGTTGCGTCCACACGCAGAAGTTGAAGCGCAGCAGGTCGGACACCGCCGCAGGCATCCCGCTGGCTTGCCGGACCAGTTCGCGGAGGTACTGCCACGACAGCGACACGCCGAGATTCGGATTCGCTTTCAGCCAGTGCGGCCCCTCGACTTTCCAGCTGTCGCAGTGCTCACAGTCGTCAGCCGGAAAGTCACGACCCGCCCGTTGGCAAGCCGGGCACGGATCCAGACCACAAATGAAAGCGAACCACGCATCGTCGCGGACGCTGCCTTCGAGGACCTGCACCGAGTACTGGTGCTGTTGCCAACAGACCGACGATCGATCGAATCCCGAATTTGTCGTCCGCAGAATGAGCGCATTGCGACGACCTTTGGTCCCCCGCCGCATCTTGGTGACGACCACAGGGGTCGCATGTTCGTGTAGCTCATCGATCAGACAGCCGTGGACGCGCTTGCCATCGAGGCCCCGCTTCTCGGAAGAAATCGCTCGCAGGTACGAGCCGGTGGACACGACGGCCAGGTTGTTCACCGTCTGCGTGATCAACGCATGTAAGTGCGGTGACGCCTGCACCATCTTTTCGGCATCGGCAAACGCCAGCCGCGCT